AAAGCAGTCTTACCTAGCATTAATGATTTAGTCATTAGAACCAATAAGATTGTTATTCATTCATGTAATTTTATTAAATTATATTGTATTTATCTATATGAAAATGATTTAGAGTTCCCTTTAATTGATAAGAATTTTATCTGTGATGTCTTTAAAGTTATTACTAAAAGAAAAGATAATAGAGGTGCAACACCTGAAAAAGATTATAGCGATTTGTTAAAGAACCTTTATAAGTTTTATAATGAACACTATATAACTACCATTTATGATAATGAAATAATCTATTATGATAAATTAAGTTATATATTAGCATACGAAGCAATTGATATTGAGAAAAATATAAATAATAACATACAAGAACATTTTATTACACATCTTAATCAATTCGTTAATCATTCCTTTAATTTACAAGAGCAAAAAGATGAGATTAAAAAGATAAAAGATAAAGAAGCAAGAAAAGAAAGGTATAAATCATTAACAAATGAATTTAAAAAAGTAAAAGATGACCTTGTATCACTAACAAATGATCTAAAAGCAGATGAAAAATATCATAGTTGGATAAAAGAACAAAAGATACATATTGTTCCTAATAAACCTTCATTTGATAAAAATAGCATTTATTATGACCTACATTCTAATACAAAAGATTATTTAAAGTCATTTATCTATATAAATATTCAACTTGAAAAACTTAATGATATACTATTAGAAGATATTACTAATAGTGATAAGGTTAAACAAATTAAACTATTTAATATATTACCATTAAGAAGTAATATTATTCCTAAAAATATATGCATTGATACATGTGCTTTAATTAGTAATTTTTTAGGTGATGAAAGCACGACAACACACTTTAAAAATTATAAAAAAGAGAATAATCAATTTAAATTATGGAATAGGGTTTTAAAGTTAGATAGTAAAATTTTCAAAAAGAATAATTATGAGTTTAATTATATGATTAGAACTGATGGTATTTCTGTTGGTATTTTATTTATTAGATTAGGAAGTAATGGATTACCATTAAAACATTATAATCCTATTAATAAACCAGAAGAAAATACAAAATATATAGAAAAAGAGATTATTACAGATGAATTAAGAAGTAAAAAAATAGTTTGTGTTGATCCAGGTTGTAGTGATTTAATTTATTGTGGTAGCAAAGATAATGATGGTAATTTAGAAACATTTAGATATACTCAAAATCAAAGAAGATTAGAAACAAGAACAAAAAAATATAATAAGATTATTGAAGAAGTTAATAATACAACTTTTATAAATGGAAAAAATATTAAAGAAATTGAGAGCGTTTTAAGTAATCATAATAAGAAAACTTGTAATTATGAAAAATTCAAGAATTACTTGATTGAAAAAAATAAACTGAACCTATTGTTATTTTCTCATTATGAAAAGACCTTTTTTAGAAAGTTCAAATTAAACAGGTATATCAATACTCAAAAAAGCGAGAGTAAAATGATAAAAAACTTTACTAAAAAGTTTGGAGAACCAAATGATGTAGTATTTATAATGGGTGATTATGATAAGGGTAGTAGTAATATAGGAGGGTTAGAACCTACAATTTGTAAAAAGTTTAGAAAAATATTTAAGAATGCTGGATTTAGAACCTATTTAGTGAATGAGTTTAGGACATCTAAACTATGCAATTGTTGCCATCGTGAGATATCACCCTTTATGATAAGGCAAAGTCATAAACCAAATGATATAAAAGTTAATAAAAAAATAACTATTAATGGATTACTTTCTCATCAAGAGGATAAGCAGAAATGCGAGATAATTCATAATAGAGATAAGAACGCCGTTCAAAATATGTTAAATATTGTAAAGAGTATATTTACAATAGGAAGAAGACCTGACATATTTACGAGAATTCATACATAGTCCACGCTATGTAATAACCAAATTTTTACTATTTTTAGATATTTTTTGCTGTTAAATCGGCATTTTAAATGTCCAAAGGTGTCAAAAAGACAAAAAACATCTTTCTTGCCTTTTTTTCCATCTCCCTCCGCCACACGTTTAGGCTTTCGTCCCATCAGCGACGCCGAGCAGCTTCATCAACTGCGTCAGATCCTCGTCGCTGATCTTGTTCGAATTGCCCTTGATGCTCTCCACCAATTGTGTGCGAAGTTCCGCCTTGTGCGCCTTCCAAGCGCGCGCGAGAACCTGACGCCCAGTGAAATTGCAGTAATGCTTGAAATTGCAGCCCTCGTTGTTGCAGAGGATGCCGAAATGACAAGTTACCGTTCTAACACCCGACGGATCAGTCTCGTTGTGTTCCTTCTTGTCGAAAACCTCGTCCCAAATCTCCTTCATCTTAAGTCTGTCTTTCCTATCGCTGATATGATGATAGAAACCACAGTCCTCACGATTGCAGGTACAATTGAAATTACACGTTTTCATGTTGCGAGCCGACATTTCACCTGTGTGCTGGAAGTTTTAATTATAGTTTCATATCACTTTTTAGTTAAAAGTTAAAAAAATAATACATTTTTATTTTTCATTCTTCTTATAACTATAATCTCCTTTAATATGATACGTAATATTATCTACTACGACGGTCGTGGTTGTATTATCATCATGAATAGAATTTCTAGTAATGCAATTTCCCATTTTTATAATGGGTGATTAAATATAAATCATTTTTTTGTATTAAAGTATAAAAAAATACATATAAATATGATTTAGATCTTTATTATAAATAGCACCTTCGTACGAATGTCTCTCGTGAAGAAACCATGGCTTGATGGAATTTTCGACGATTTCCCAGTTGTAGCAAAAGATAAACTAGAGATCGCTGAAATTATTCCAACGGCGGTGCCTCTTCCTGTTGCTACGCCACGAAAGCCAAAGACGGTTCTATGCAATGATTTCTTATACTGTGATTATGCTGGGTGTATTTTCAGACACTGGTATTGGAGCGGTTATGAATGCAGAAAACGTCGGCGGCTGAATGGAATGGACAAAAACTATGAGAAGGACGCACTACGTCGGGCATTGGTTAGATTGAAGAAAGCAGGGATCGCGTGCGTTGAGGTTGAAAAGATTACGGCGAATTAATTTTTGTCTATATAAAAACTAATTAATTTCATTTATATAAATGAAATTAAAATATTATTGGATAAATATAGATAATGCGACGGAACGAAGTGATTTTATGAAACTTCAATTTAAAATTCATAATATTGAGAATGAACGGATATCCGCAATTACCCCTGAAACATTGGCGAGTGTTCTAGAAGATAAACCACCTTATTTTTGTGGTTATCCTGAATGTTTAGATAATAAATGCAAGGATTGTATAATTGAATATTCAACATTGTGTTCGCATTTTGAAGCAATAAAAGCGGGTTATAATTCAGGCGATGATTATTTTATAATATGCGAGGATGATATCTATTTTCCTTTTAAAATAAACTTTGATTTTATGATTAAAAACCTCCCTAATAATTTCGATATTATACAAATGATGGTTATTAGCGCAGGTCATACCGAGTTTTTTTATGAAAAATATTATGCAAATAATATCCTTTTTCTAAATTATAATCCAATTACACCATCTGCTGGCTTTTATTTGATTACACGCGCTGGAGCTGAAAAACTGCTTAATTTATATACAAATAAAATGACCAATAAATATACTTTCAATAATTGCAATTTTTTAAAATTAGCGGATGTACTGCTTTTCCAAAGTGCAACGACTTATGTCTCGACATTGCCATTTTGTTTTCCTAATATTAATTTTAAATCACAAATACATGAACATCATTATGAAAATCATAAACAAGCATATAATATGATTAGAACAAAAATAAAAGAAGATAAAATGAAACATCCGTTTATTATTGATTATTATCCTTTTGAAGATTTTGAAAAATTATTTAAATCATAAGTATCATTGAAGAAATATATGGCAATTAATTTCTTTCTATGTATTCTCAATTCATCGCTTATAGTTAAAATCGCAACATCATCATCTTTCACAGCCATCCATTTAGTAAATAATCTATTATAAAGTTCAACACTCTCGTTCAATAATTGATATTTATTACATTTTGTCGTCGCTAACATTTGCGCCTCTTCCGCTAAACCTATTATATGTAGAAAATGTTTTGTAATACAGTCTCTGCATCTTTTATTTTTATTTGTAATATGTTCTTCTAACAAAATAGATTGTTTCACGATTTGTTGCATATTATATGCTGGATCACTTACTGGATCTAATGCACCACACGTGATGGTATCACAAGTTCCCGCATGTTTATTATGACTTTTTGTTGGCGTTTTATTTGAAAATTGCAAATGATATATTAATAAATATATACAACCTGTGAAAAATATTATTAAAATTATAAATAATGTTGTATTATCAGACATTTATTTTTTATTATCTATAAATAATTTGTATTATTTTTTTGAGTTTTGGTTAAAAAATGATTTATTAGTAGTATTAAAATATCACCAAATAGGTCAAGAATGTCAGATCCAAAACCGACTGCCCCTACTGCGAAGACGTGTAATTTCAATTGTACCTGCAATCGAGATGCCTGCACCTACACTCATTATATCACCGAGTTGAAGGACAGGATCAAGATGAAGGAGCTTTGGGATGAGGTTTACGACAAGGCGGAGCACAACGAGACAGATCCTGACGGAGTGCGAAAGGTTGTTTGCAACTTTGGTGTCCTTTGCAACAAGGAAACATGCAACTTCAAGCACTTCTGCAACTATGCTGGTCGCTCGGTTATCATTCGAGCTTGGAAGAAGAACAGCCGCTCGCAGGACGCCGCGAGTTGGGTGGAGAGGAACAAGGACAAGATTACCCCCGATCAATTGGCGGAGGTGGTCAAGCTCTTGGGACTTTCTGGGAAGGTGTAGGTAGGTTGGGGTTGAAAAAAAAGGCAAAAATTATTTTTGTCTTTTCTTTTATTATAAGCAATGTCTAAAAAAGTTTTAAAAAAATATGGGGGAGCCGCAGATGCCAATACAATTGAATATAAATATATCATAGAAAAAATTGATTTTGATGGCGATGGCACAATCGATGGAATATTAATAAGAAAATATACTTATGACAAAGTGAATAATAAACTCATTTCATTGGTTGGTAATAAGTTTGTTCCAAATGCGAAGGTTGAAAAAGCAAGTAGAATGTTGCAACAATTAGAAAGAAATACTCCCAGTAATTTTGCGCCTGTTAAAAAGGCACCCGTTGCACAAAAGAGAAAAAATACAATTACATATAGCGGTGAGCAAATATACGATATAGAAACAGGACGAAAACAAATGCCTCGACAACAATATGTCGCTGTTCAAGATAATACAACATTTGGACAAAATATACAAAATGGTCTAGGTTTTGGTATTGGATTTGGTGTAGGACAAGAAGCAACAAGTCAATTAATGGATGCTTTATTTGGCGAATAGAAAAAAAATGATTTTTTTATGTAAATCATATTATTGCATAAAAATGCACAAGAATTATAAAAACGAAATGATCACCGGCAATACTATTCGCTATGGCGGAAATAATAAAAAAACCACTCGCAATTTCATTATCGTGAATGGTGAAAAACAAAAGATTGGTAAATGTAATAATGATAACAATACATCTAAAAAATATAAAAATTATGATCTTGTTGATTATTAAAAAATGATTTTGTTTTTATAATAATAAAAACATGTCTGCAAAAAATATTCTAAATTACGGTAAAATAATTATGGAAAAATACAATAAAATTTTACGCGAAAATGAAATATTACTTAAAGAAAATGATGCATTGATTATGGAAAATAAAATACTTTATGAAGAAAATCAATTATTACGGAAAAAAAATAAAATTTAATCTAATATATATCTAAATTTACCTTTTATTGTTGATAAAAGAATATCTGTTCTATCACATACTATATATTTTTTATTTTCAGCATTTATTTTTACTAAACGTCTTTTATTATTATATAATACGTATTTTTTCAATTTTGCAGCTCCGCCTAATTTAAAAAGTTCATCAGGTGAATCCTTTTTCAATTCAAGTAATCTAGAAAGTGGATCAGGTGAGTCGCGTAATACACGTCCATCCATAAAATTTATGTTAAGTTCTTTTTTTATTGTTTGTTTTAACTTTATTAACTCGTCCGCTTGACTATTGCTAGTAGGTTTTTCGAATATATATATATAATTGGAATTTTGTTTGTTTTTATATATATATAATTCAAATTGGTTGTTTTTATAATTGTCTTTAAATTCATCATGAGTTATTGGCATAACTGTGAATTTATTAACTCCATTTCTATATGGTGTAAATAAATATATATTTAAAAAGAGATCATTTGGTACAGTCTTTCTAAATGATATTTTATATGGAATTATTTTTTCTCTCTCCATTTTTGTATTCATATTGCCAAAATTCATAAGCATATAGTCAGGTGTTGTGCCTTTTGGCACATACCCGTCAGTATTTCTTTTAACAGGGGTTAATCCATATGTAGCTCTTTTTAAATTATGATAAGGACGATATCTTTCTTCTTCCTTAGTATCAGATCTTGAACTTTGTTTCATATCTATTCTATAATAATATTTAAATTATAATATTCGCGAATTTTATCTTTAAGAACTTGCATTTCTGTATTTTTATTAAATAACATCGATAAATTTTGTAAACAATAAAAATTGGTTTTATTTCTATTTATAAAAATTTCATCTGATACATAATAAGTAGTCTTATATCCATGATGATTGAAATTTATATCTATATTAGTTCCATTATTAGATATCGTATAATTTTTATAATCATTGATTATCTTTGTCTCCAGTTCATTACTTCTATTTAATATAAAAATTGTTATAGGTAATTTGCTGTCATGCATTGCAGTTAAAGTGTCTGGACTTATTTGTATAATTTCCATTTATTATGAAAATATTAACATTTTTATTCTTATATAATAATATTATTGATAATATCATTAACGATATTATTGGTAAAATGTGTTTTTAGTGTAATTATATCAATATAATCGAATTCATATTTATTATTAAAGGGGATTTTATTAAATGTATCTGTAATAATATGTTCTTCAATATTATATAAATTCACACCTATTAAACATATTTCATCGTTGATTAATTTAATTTCAGAACCTTGTTTATTTAACCATGAAATTATTTTTTTTATTTCATTGCATAATGTCGCATTTTTAAACCATTCAATATTCCAACTATTCAATGTTTCATATTCTATTGTATAAATTTCTTCTTGATTGATATTTATATAAGATGTAAATGTTATTATATTATTGTTATCGTAATAACATGAACCAATATTAATAAGGGAAAAGTTATTCATTGTATTATAATTATATAAAAATAACAAAAAAATGATTATCAGTTTTTATTTAAATTTACAAACTCATCATGGGGTCTGGCTCAAGTAGTTATGACAATCGCATCGAAAAGCAGGAGGCGTTTGTGAGACAAAACTTAACAAGATTCAAGCAAGAACTCAACCGTGGAAAAGATAGAAATAATTATCAATATATTTACAATGATGATCAGGTTCGGGGCAAATTGAGACAGTTATATCATAACTCCGACACTGTGAAAGAAAATAGCAGGAGCTACGTGAATCAGTATGAATGGAAAAAAGCAAAATCGACTTTCGGCTATTAATAGATGAATTTTGTTTTTGAAAAGCCAAAAAATTACTCTTGACTTTTTTCTTGCACCAATATCACATGTACGGGTCTTCCCAAATCGTCGTCATCTTGCGTAGCTTTTTCACCTTAATGGACGCCTTGATACGCATCAGGTAAAATTGCTTTTCAACAAAACTATGGAGACACTCGTAGATAGCAAACTTGATAGGAGTCGGCATGTCATTGCAATGATTTTCGCTGTATTCCATCATGGCTTTAACGCAATTATTATTTTTATAATAACATAATCCTTTTTTTTTCAATATTGTATATTTTAATACAATATTAAAAAATGATTTTTATATTGATTTCATAGTTATTTTAAACAATGGATTTAAAAAAATTATCTCATGAAGAATTGATTGATTATTGTAAAGATAAACAGATTAATTATATGACTAAATTGAAGAAACCAATGGCAAAACGATCATTAATAACTCTATTAACTAAACTTCCAGAAATTGTAAAACCACAATGTACAAATGATATTAAAACAAAATCACAATCCATCACAGACGAAATGATAACTATCAAATTCGGTGATATATTCGATTTAATTAAAAATAATATAAATAATTCAAATATTCTCTATGATGATAAAGGAATTACATTTATTACAAATGAAAATAGAAATAAAAAAATTAAACCATTGAATGATATTGCAATTACAAATGGTAATAATATTTTCATAGGATTGGTGAATATCAATAATAAAATTTCAATTAAATATAATGAAGGTCGATGTTATTACGCAAATACAATGGCATTATGTAAATTGAAAGATACAGAATATAATCTGAGAATTAATATTAAATATATTTATCATTATTTATTATATAAAAAGTCATATATTGATGCGACATATCAACGAGGATTAACAAATAAATCACTGGATACCCATATATTTAATTATATGCAAATACCATTACCGCCATTAAAAATACAAGAAGAAATTATTAAAGATATTGATGATTTAAATACTATTATTGAAAGTAAGCGAATATTATTAAAAAATCTTCATTATGAAACTGAAATATATATTAAATATTTAAATAAAAATTATGAAAAAATAAATTTAAGTGATATTTGCAAAATTCTTCCAAAAAGTTCTTTATCGCCAACCGACGGGGACGATGAAGGAATTTATCCGTTTTTCAATAATGCCGACAAAATAAATAAATATACAACTACCAATGATTATAATAATGAAAGCATAATTATTGTAGAAGATAATAAAACAACGATTTATTATGCTATTAAATTTTCAGCTGCCGACAATTGCATTATTATGCAAAATAAAGATACAGCAAATGTAAATTTAAAATATATTTATAATTATTTACAATTAATAAATTTTACAAATAATTATGAAATTAAAATCCCATTACCACCTTTAGAAACCCAAAATGATTTATGTATTGAAATTGAAAAATACATTGAAAATAAAAATAAATCACTGAAAATAATTGAAAGAAATATAAATGAAACTAAAAATATAAAAAAATTGATATTTTTATAAATATTTTTTTTAAATGGCTCTTATTATTGATATTGAAACGACTGGGTTGCCTATTCGCGAAGGTCTTCCATATGGCAAATATCATCCTTATGAAAATATTGAGATGTATAATACCTCTCGTATCGTTCAATTAAGTATGATGTTATGTAATGACAAATATGAAGAAATTGATTTAAAAAATTTTATTGTGAAAGCAAATGATTTTACAATAGATAACCATGAATTCCACGGGATTACAAATGAAATTTCTTTAAATAGCGGAAGACCTTTTACAGAAATAATGGAAGAATTTTTAATTTATATAAAACAGGTTTCATGTATCATTGCACATAATGCAAATTTCGATATTAATATTCTTTTTAGTGAATTATATAGAAATGGTTTACATTCGATAATAATGGAACTTAAAACAAAAAAAATAATATGTACGATGAAAAACACAAAACAAATCGTAAAAGCCAAAAATAAATATGGTATTAAAGATCCATCCTTGGCAGAATTATATAAATTTGTCATTAAAGAAAATATCGAAAATGCTCACAATTCTAAATATGATGTTATAAATTTACATAAAGTTATTAAATCTCTTTACGATACTAATTTATTTTAGTAATATTCGGTTTCGTCATCATAATATAAATCGAGATTATCGAAATATCCCATTGCAAGATCCACATAAACACTGCGACAACATTGTGGTTTATAATTTTCATCATCTGGATCTTCTTCATTAAACCAGATACCACTATTTGCTTCAACCATTGGGTTGCATCCATAACTAAACATTTTTAGTGATTATATATATACAATAGACAATCATTTTTTTTTCGATTATTTAATTATAATAATGTTATTCGATGTTATAGAATATAAAGATACAAAAATAACTTGGCAAGATTTTCTATTATATCTCGATGAAATCAAAAAAGAAGAAGTATTGCGCGATGAATATGAAATCAAATATAGAAAAAGTAGTGAATATCAGAATAACAAAGATAAATACGAAAGAGTATTAAGATTGGGCAATTTTCAATTTAAAACGATTTTCGATAATATTTATAATTCTAAAAAAAATAATATCAATTATAAAATCAATGGTTTATATATAATCAACTTTAGTCTTTTATGTTATTGTTTATATTTACAACAAAAACAAAATTGTTCACAATAAACCATGTTCTATTTCAAAAGCCAAAAAATGGCTTTTTTTCAACCTCGCGTCTAGTCCATTGACCTCAACGTCTCCCGAGCACGCATGATTGCCTTCCCCAACCGATTTGTGCCCTCCCACTGGTGCTGCGGCGTCGCGAGAGTAGTCGTGATATCAAGACCGTTCCCCCAAATCTTATCGTAGGGGGAGCACTCGACGAACTGCTTGTCGTTTGTCGCCAGAAGGAGAGCCTTGAGCTCGCTGTTCTGTGAAAACTTCGCAACATTCGCCTCGTACACGATCTGATCCGCAACTGTGTTCCACTTCTCGTCGTCAAAATTCTTGACAAGACGCCCCAGCTTCTTCTGCTCCTTCGGCTCCTTCTCCAGCATGATGCGCTCCGCTGTCTCGATGTCCCCGAAATATGTCGCCTTGGCATGCATCATCCGTTGCTCACAGCAGTTGTAGGTGTTTCCATCCAAAACGAAGGATGCACTAAACCACTGCGACGGATAACCAGACTTGAAATACACGCCGGCGTCATTCTCGAAAAACTTCTCATCAGTATTGCACATTGTTGTCATATCTAGCTGAGACCCTTAGGTGATTAATTTTATACTATGGCTTAATCATTTTTTATTATATATAGTTTACTTTTAATACATTTTATGATTCTTGCTCTACAATTTCATATATTTTGTCTCTGCATAATGGACATAGATTTTTATTTATATCCATTTTTAAAAGACATGCAGCATGAAAAATATGTCCGCATGCCAATTGTACATTTGATTTTTTGCTTTTATTATCAAAACATATACCACATTGTTCTGCTTCTTCTTTATTTATATCATTAAATTTACAACATATAGGTTCGCCTCGGAGGTTTGTTTTATCACACGAATAACTTATTGTTGTAGATACATCCGCGTCATTAATATCAGCACATGTTTGCAATAATCTAATATATTGTATTTCTTGATCTATTCTTCTTATTTGCGGTCGATCTCTTTCTATTGCCAACCTTAATCTTTCTTGTTCTTGAGCTATTCTTAATCTTTCTCTTTCTTGAGCTATTCTTAATCTTTCTCTTTCTTGAGCTATTCTTAATCTTTCTTGTTCTTCCGCTCTTTCTCTTTCTTGAGCTATTCTTAATCTTTCTTGTTCTTCAGCTCTCACTCTTTCTATTTCCAACCTCAATCTTTCTTGTTCTTGAGCTATTCTTAATCTTTCTTGTTCTTCCGCTCTCACTCTTTCTTGAGCTATTCTTAATCTTTCTTGTTCTTCCGCTCTTTCTCTTTCTTGAGCTATTCTTTCTTGTTCTTTTACTGCCCTTAATTTTTCTAGAATTGCTGTTCCTGTTCTTGACATTTCTTGGTTCATCAATTGCCTATTTTCTTCTATCATACGTCTTGTTTTTTCCTCTTGGTTCATTATTATTTCTTTTCTTTCAGCTTTTGCTAATGTTTCTAATTCTGCCGCCCTTTCTCTTTCTTGTTGTCTCATATGTAATATTTCGTATTGTGCAGCCCTTTCTCTTTGTTGTTGCATACCTAATATTTCGTTTCGTGCAACCCATTCTTTTTCTTGTTCCTGTGCAACTCTTTCCCATTCTTCTGCTTTTCTTCTTTCTTCCTCTTGAACTCTTCCCCTTTCTTCTATTTCAGCCAATCGAGCTATGAGGTTTCTAGTTCTTTCATCCAACATATCAACGGTTTGTTTAGTTATTGGTCCGCCAGTTATTTCATTATTTGTTGGGTGTCGTCCTCTTAATCTTACACTTTGCCGACTTGAAGTTAGCGGATCTCTTGAGGTAGATTGAAATCTAGTTGAATTCGTATTCATATATGTTGGCATTGGTGATGGACGACTAACAACACCACTATTTCTTCGTTTCTCTGAATCTCTATTATAATAAGTATTCATTATATATCTATTTAAAAAAATGATTTAATTATATCTATTAATTATTATTAATGGCTTATTACAAATTAGTACTTTCAACGCAATTATATGGTTTAATGCGAGGTATTGTTTATAATATTGATAGAAAAGATAAAAATAATCAACAAATTTTATTAACAGATAAAATATTATATACATTCATTTCTGGCATTACTATTTTTCCATTCTTTGCATTGCCATGTATTTATTATGATTTTAGAAATATTGAATTATTTGCTAAAAATAAAAAAAACGATATGTGTCAAGATTGGATTACATCATTTTACTTTAATATTAAACATGAAAATAAGAAATTTTATATTACCGATCAATAAGTTTTTTCATTAAAACACAATCGCCATTGAAATAATCATTGATTGTTTTTATGATTTCAGGCACATTCAAATTTAAATTACAACAATATACATCAATTGCGCAATAATTCTTTTCAGGATATGTATGAATTGATAAATGGCTTTCGCTCAATAAATATAACATCGTAGCCCCAATAGGTTCGAATTGTTTTTGTGTTTGTCCCACAACAGTCAATTTACCTGCTTCAATGATTTGTTTCATCAATGGTTCAATACCCTCGATAGTTTCCAATGGTTTGGTATTAGTGATATTAAAAACATCCACAATAAGATGGAGACCTGATACCATTATTTTAATTATTAATCAGCTTTTATTTTTATATATGAAAAAAAATGATTTATTTTTATTGGAAATATTTATATTAAAATTAAATGGAAAATCATCGCGCTCGCTGGACTAATAAAGAAAATCTTCAATTATATAAAGAAGCTAGAAACCACATTGATCTGGAAACAATTGCAAATAACCATAAAAGAACTATCTGTGCTATTAAATATCGATTAATCAGATATGCGATTGAAATGGCGGATGAGAATGAAAAATTAACATTGAAAGATTTATGTAATAAGACAAATCTATCTCGCAAAGTTTTAATCGAAGGTTTCAATAAACTCAAATATAATTATGATGATTTGGAAGATGATTATCCAGAAAATCATGGCAATACTTGGACTGATAACGAAACTGCGCAATTATATGATCAAGTTGAAAATGGTATCGATATTGAAACGATTGCAAATGATCACAAAAGAACTGTCAATTCAATTAAATATAAATTAGTTAGATATGCAATTGAAATGTCGGAAAAAAATAAACTATTGACCATCGAAGATTTAAGCAAATTAACTACTTTATCATGTGAAGATTTAATGGATGGTTTTAACAAACTCAAATATCATTACTTTATTACTAATAATCTACCAGTTGAAGTTGAAAATTCCTTAATTAAATTTGTCAAATCGATTTTATGTGTTGTATGTTTAGGAAGTCTATATTTAATTTATATCGTGAGAAATAAATAAATTTTGGTATTTATGTATTGATTTCACAGAATTCGAATGAAATGGAAAAACTAGATTATAATTGTAATTATAAATAATTTTACCATCATTGTCAGTAAAGAGAATTTTTGGCTCTCTCTTTCTTGAAACAAAACCATTATTTTTTAAATGAGTAATGAACTCAATAAATTCTTCTTTTGTAATTTCTCTTTTACAAAAGAATTCTAAGGTTTTTGTAATATAACAAAATTCATTTCTTGAATGTAGATTATCTTCATATAAAATTGCTATTTTAGCTATATAATTGAAATCTTTAACACTAAACTCGGAATTATTATAAGATTTACTAGTTATTTTTTTATTATTGATTGTTAAATCTTTTTGTGTTGTACAATCAATTTTAATTTTATACATTTATTTTTTTATATTTATATTATTTTTAAGTATAAATAAGACATTCTGGATTTATCAAATATTTAATCCAATAAGCAGGAGGATAGCTACAATCCTTAATACCTAAATAGAAATCTAAAGTTTTCGCTTTTTCGAAAATCTTATATTCTTTCATACTTAAAATTGTCCTATTTTTATATATTTGGTTCAACGATAATTGCGAAATATTCATATTAATCGCTTTTATATTTTGTATGATCATATCTATGGTCAATGAAGTAAATAAATATTCATGTCTATTTAATAATTCAAATAACTCTTTTTCATGTATTTTAGGCGAATTACATGATTTATGTTTATTGTCAATTCCAATTCCCAATTTTAAATTCTTGTCCTGTTTCAATCTCAATAAAACTTCTACGATTTTATTTTTTGGTATATCTTCTTCCGTCAATGGCGAATTATTATTAAGATTTTTATATAATTCTAATGCATATTTATTACTAATCGGATTATTAATATCATCAATAATATATTCCCAAATATATATATATTCATTCGTATTATCATTG